AAAGCATATTCCCCAAATGGTCTATCGTGTCCCACGGTTGTCCAAGTTTTGAGTCTTTCATTTGTTTCTCCTTCATCTTGTCTATCAATTGTTTTGCTTGCTAACTTAGCACATTCTCTAAAAGCACTACGCCATGTACTTAGTTTGTCAGTGTTAAATGATGTTTTATTGCTTATTTGTTCTACAACACAAAAATTTTTGCTGATACTAGTTGTCATATCATTTGAACTTTTATCCATTTTTAAAACTAATTCTTTTGGAAACAATTTTACACCGCCATAGCCATATACCAAATCATTGATAGGATTAATACTTTGCCAAACATACACAGTATCGTATGACACATTAAAATTATGTTTAAAATTTTCATCGAAGTCAAAAGTATCTAAAAGGTCTGCGTCTCCATCTATAACATAAAACATTTTGGTATCACAAAGTTGTGCCGCTTTTATGTGTGCATTGTGTATTCCTTTTACATCTGTCACGTGTTTTACAAAGGGTATTCTGTCTTTTAGATGATTAAATCTTTTTTCTCTATTTGGTTCCTTATAACTTATGTAAACAACGTCAAACATTTACAAAAGCCCATTTATCAAAATAAGGAACGAATTCTGGAAAAGTTTCTTGAAAATTTGTGCCTTTTCTTTTGTCATATTCTGTAATAAATTCTACAAAATTATATCTTGTTAATTCTAGTTCCTTTGGATCTTCCTTATCACGTAATGCATTTACACTATTGTATATACGTAAAAATTTTTCTGTTTCTATCATCCATTGATCGTTAGGATTTCTTTCTTTACGTACTTCTTCTGTACGATGTTCAAGAGATTCTAAAATACCTTCTACATATTCATCTAGTAGTTCTTTTGGTGTGATTCTAATATCTAAAAATTTAGGATTTCTTACATATGCAAAATCTATATTTACTCTAACAGAATTTTTTCTTAATTTTTGTATATCTCCTATAAGTAAGTGAAGTGTTGTTGTACTTAACATATTCACTGCACACATGATACTTAATTTAACTTTTTTTGTGCTATGTAAGAGCATGCGTAAATTACTGAGCCATAGGTCATAATCCATGCCAAATCGTATATAATTATTTTGTTTACCTTTTGCTTCTGCACTCGTAAAAACTGTCAAAGTTTTTACACAATTATTTGCAATTAAATCATTTACTTTCTTGATAAATCTTTTCCAAATTTTATCAGGAGGACATGCATTAGTATTAATTGCAAATTCTAAATTAGGTTGCGGATTATCTAGTAAGTAATCTATAACTTTCATAGTGTGTTTACTCAATAGCGGCTCTCCGCCTGTGATTCTAAATACATGCATATGCTTTACTGCTTCGGGAAACCATTTCCAAAATGCATCAATATAAGGATTATGTTCTCTCTCTAGATATTGTACTTCATTAGGATTAATAAAACCAAACTCTCTTTTATTACCTTTTTGATCTGTAAATTTATATGAACCTTTTTCTTTTACTTCTTCTGTCCATTTACTACTAAAAGCTGGTCCGCAATATGCACACTTAAAATTACAAATATTGCTAAAACTAATTTCAACATATTTAGGATATATGTTTTCATCGCCCTTGCTTAACATAATATCGTGTAGATAAGGTAAACTCCAATTCTGTATACTCTTGGTAATTCTATCACTATAGTGTTTACTGTTATCTTCAATTCTCCAACAATAATCGCACTCTACAGGACGCTGTCCGTTAAGCATCTCTTGTCTGCGTTCTTTTTTGAATTCAGTATTGTGTAATGCACCTGGATCTTTTGCAAGCTCGTCTAATTTTATTTTATGTGCACCTACATGATGACAACTGTGTGTTATACCACTACCTAGATGAGTTGTTACTTGTGTCCATTTTGCTAGACAAAATCCAGGCCCGACACTATCTAAATGCTGTTTAAGGATAGCTAACTTTTTAGGATTATTCTTATCATATCTAAAATTCCTTGCAAGATCTTTGGCTTGAAACTGTTTCTTCATCGTACTCTCCTAGATGGAGGTGCATATACTGTTTTAAAAAATTTACTTTGTTCAGTATCTAATGCTGTTTTACTAATTGGTAATCCTTGCTCTTGTAATACTTCACCATACTCTGCAATCATTTGTTCCACATCTAAATTTTTTATTTCTTCCCAATATGCATTTAGCCATTCAAAATCTCTTGTTACAGAATGATCCCAATCGGTTGTTAATATTTTTTGGCAACCATCTCTGGCGCCCATAATAGCATATAATCCATTGTTTACATCTGCCCCAATATTTAACCACACAAGTAGCCTGTTATAATTTTGCCACCAAATGTTGTTTGCAAGATCCTGTACTTTTGTACCTCTATTAAGTGACATCTTAACACCTTCTCTGAAACCTGCCCTCCAAGCCTGATGTGGTGTTGAACTTATTATGCTTGTAGAATAATTTTCATTTAGTTGATAGTAGTTGTCGAAATAACAAAACTCTATTAGTGTATCGTCTGATCCGTCTGTATTTTCATGTGTTTTCATATTAGAAACAAAATCTTTAGTCCACATTTTTAAACTGCCGTTTCCGTATTTTAGACCATTAATGTCAATGTTACCACACCAACTAAACTGATAGTCATCATCCACACCTAATGCATCTAGATCTAAGACAACGTTTAAAAAGTTTGCATCAATAATAGTATCGCCATCTACAGTTACAAAGTGTTTTGTTTCTGATATGTCTGCACATGCTTTGTGAGCTGCATCACTGCCTTCTACACCATGTATTCTTTTTGCATGCGGAACTTTTGAAAGTAGATCAGCATAATTTTTTTCTGCATTAGGTTCATCATATGAAAGGAAAACAATATCACAATCTAAAACTTTGATACTATCCAATTGTTTCTCCTATTGTATGATAATAACTTTGCATATCAGGTTGTGTAATAATTTTACAATTATCAAAATATTTTGTGTCAAAAAAATACGGCTTATGTAAGAAATCTTCGAATTTGCATTCCAATGTGCATAATAATTTGTTAGCATTATTTAAGTTTGTAACAAAAAACTTTTTATAGATATGAGAAGGCGGCAACTTCCTATCAGTAAATGTGTGTGTTATACTAAAATTTTTAGATTTAGGATTTTGTATAATATATATGCTGTTAGGTTTTTTTTGGTTTGTTATTCCTAGTGTCAATATATTACCGTATAAAGTTTGTTTACCATCTTTCTTTTCAAGAACATAATCATGTTTTTTCACTACTATGTAATCATCTATATTTTCAACTGCTTCTGCGAACTTTTCAAACATTTCAGAACTTATTTCTAAATATTGCAAAATATTATCAGGTTCATTTGTAATTTTAAGGACTTTTCCAGTAGTATCAAAACCAACATATAACATTATTTAAAATGCTCCAATAATTCATCTGTCAAAAATTCATCTTCAACATAATGCAAAACACCTTTTTGTGTAAAATTACCTAAATATATATGTTCATCTAAATATACATCCAAATAGTCAGTCCATTTTTCTGGCACATTTTCCCAATGTTGTGCGTGAGGTTTCATATGTGTAAATGTAAGTGGAGTTTTTACATTAGGCAAGTCTAATAATTTGTAAGCTATAGCACAGTTCAAATCAAAACTTTGCCATTTTTGTTTACTTTTAGATGCAAATTGTTTATAAAAAATTTGCCAATCTTTACTTATAATTTCCACCAACGCAAAAAATTCTTTTGCAACACTACTTTTTTTGAAATAGTAAAGTCCGCTATACAAATTTGGTAAGTTATTTTCAACAAAGGTTTTTCTGTAATAATTAGTAGTTACAACATCTTTTCTGTAAGTAAGCACATCTGTTGTAAATGCTACACTGTGTTCACTACACTTATACCACCAGTCAGATATATCTTCAAGTATTAACATGTCGGCATCCATTACAAAAGTATTCTCATAAGGAGTTAAATGATAAACTTTCCATCTATTTTCTATTTTCCAATCACTATTTACAGCAAGATTTCCCCATGGAATAGGGATAATTTTGTCAAAAACATTTTTATATTGTTTCGGTACATCATCGTCTGTAATAAGACTTACGTATTGATTTTTGTTATTTTTGTGTATACTGCATGCTAATGCATACGCTTGACGTACATAGTCTGTTTTATAATTATTTTCTGCTAATATACAAAATCCTTTATTCATTTGCAAAATCCTTATCTATGTATCTATCCAAACTAAATTTATTCATT